GCCTTCATAACCTGAAACTGGTGCTGTACCTAATGCAAAAGTTTGTGGCGTAACTGTAAAAGACCCACCTACATTTGCTTGTTTAAAACGATCAAAACCATAACTGCCTGTTGCTGTGTTGCTAGTAAAATTACGCTGATTGATATACATATCGCCGTTTATTATTTTATTCTTTCCAGCATAATACTGGTTCGAACCACCTGCCGCACCAGATTTAATTACCCAGGCTGAACCTGAATAAACCATAATGTTATCTGTATCTTTTAAATAACAAGCGTTACCTTCTTGTGGGCTTGTTACAGCTGCATCGCGAGCAGTCGCATCAGCGAATACCCAGATGCCCTGCATTAGGTATCCGTTAGTGTCTGCGGCTGTGAGAACATCACCTGTGGCGAATGTCTTGAAGCCTAATGGTGCTGCCATTTGTTCTCCTTAGTAAGAAAGTGTGTTAGTGCCTAGTATCCCATAATTTGTTCCAATAATGAACGATTCGATGATGGGTTCTAGGGTGGTTAATGTAGTCTTCCAAGAGCTTGGCCTAATGTCATGAGACACGCCGAACACCTGCAAAGTCTTAGTTAGGGTAGATGACCCTGGCTGCGTAGTTGTAACTGTCACTGGGTCAAAGTAATCAAGATCCAAGGCAGCTGTGATACCAGCATCATAATTGTCAGTGTAAAGGTCTAGGGTTACAGCATCGCATCGAATTGACGTTTCTTGCCTAGAAGCCACATAAGCCAAAGCATTGTTTAAAGCTTCAGCATCAGTCTGCATCATAAGGTTCTGCTCATTATATGAGTGTAGAAAATACTTATCGATCGAGTCCTGATTTAAGGCTACTTGTGGAGTGCCACCGACTCGGCTAACAGTAGCTTTGTTAAATACCAGAGTGTCGTCTAAACGCCAAAGGGCATTGTTGTATGAGATGCCAGTGCCATCATCATTGAATACTACGGGAGTGCCAGCCACGCTTGATGAGGTCAATGCTCGGTCTTGAAAAGTAAAATTGCCCAAAGCATCCATATACAAAGCACCGTACTCGGTGCTTTCGATAGTTTGTAGAGCTGCTAAGGCAGTACGGGCAGTGCCGGGGTCTGCCTGGACTGTAGTCTGTCCAGTGTCAATATCGCGTTGAGTTGCTGGCCAACCAATTTGATCAAGGATCTTACCGATTCTAGTACCAGATGTCTGTCCAGCAGTAGCACTGGCGACTGTGCTGATCTGGGCATTGCTGGCCAATCTAAAGCCATCAACTGCTTGGATCGTAGTGTAAACCACTTCACCGACATCTCGAGGCGTAGTGGTCTCATAGGTGGTTATATAGCCAGCAAAAATAGGGTAGGTGGTTGCGCCGTAACTAGCTGAGATAACAACTTTGCGCATAGGGGTTAGCAAGTTGTAATAAGGGCTTGCTGGGTTCATAGGGTTAAAGTCACCATTTTGATCAATAATGCGAAGGCTCATTGAGCCAGTCTGGAAGTTATCCGCGTTGGCGGATCGACCACGAGTGGTCTTAATTGAATCCACTTGATTTGATACATCGACTGTAACTGCTGCTGAATCTGCTAAAGCATTAACGCCAAGAATGCCTGCATCAAGAATCATGGGTGAGGCAAAGCCAGCACCAGTTGAAAAGTTAATGATGGCGTTAATTACAGGCAAGGTCATGGTAACGCACCTGCGATTGTCTGAGGCAGACCCTTGCGAATTGCGTTAAGCATGGCCTGATTAAATACACCTTCAACATTATCCATATCAATCAAGCCTTCAATATTAACAACGATTGGTGGCATTGCTGGAGTGTCTTGGACGGTTGAGGTGTTTGTTCCCCAGCCAGCAATATTGCTTGACATGCCGTAAGGGTTAAATATCGATGATGAGCTGCCTGTGTAAGGCAATATAGGGTGAATGGTATTTCCAGGAATCATTGCAGCATCAGCAGCAGCACCAGCAGCAAGAGTTGCCGCAAAAGTGGCAGCATCAGCGGCTATAGCAGCAGCTTCATTGGCAGCCAAGGTTGCCATGTCAGCAGCAGCAGTCGCTGCATCCGCAAGATCAGAAACAGTTGTAACTGGGATTGGAATTGTACCTTCTTGGAAAGGTGAATTAGGAGTCTGAGTCGCAACGATTGGCTGATTAGGATTGAGCATTGAAGAAGAAGTATTGACATTAATACCAAGGATCTTAGAAAGAGTTTCGCCAATCTCCTTCAGAGCATCAATCCATTCATCAAATGGGCTAGGCACTGGCTTGATGTCTTTTAGTGCCCCCTGTAGGGCTGCTGTGGCTCGCTGTGAGGCTTCTAGTCTCTTTTGTAACTTATCTGCTAGTTCAAAGTCCTCATTAAGAATAGCGCGCTGTAACTCTAGGCGTAACTTTTCATCGGCTGAGATCTTGCCTTTGAGGGCTGCCTCGATCTGAATCTTCTCCATATCAAAGATGGACTGAGCCTTAGTTAATTTCGCTTGATCAGCAGCAGCTTTCTTGGCTGCATCAGATTGTTTTTTCTGTAGAGCTAATATTGCTTTTTGTCTTTTAGCAGCATCCGATTCTAATTTAGCGAGAGCCTTGGCTTGCTTTTCTGTACTTATTTGTGCAGGTGTTTTTTTAACAACAGTTGGATTTGGAGTTAATTTTTTACCTACTTGAGCCCCAGCAAAGCCTTGAAAAATATCTTTAGGCAACTTCTTCAGTGTAGCAAGCAGGCTAGGAATTACCCCTATTAAGCCACCAATGGTTTCTGTTGTAAAAGCAACAGCTTTAGCAATATCTTCAATAGCCTTGGCAGCATCGCTGGCTTCTGTGCCACCACCAATACGAGCAAAAGCATTGACCAAACCGCCACCAAGAATCTCTGAGGCATTGCCTGTTGCTATGGTTAAAGCATCCATCTTATATTGGGTAGTGTCAAGATAATCTGTAGCAGCACCAGCTGAACGGGTAAGCATAACTCCAAGAACTTCAGCAAAAGACTTAGAGCTCAATTCAGCAGTAGTAAGACCAGTGTTGTATTTCTTCAAACCTTTAGTAATGCCTACATAACCATTAGCAAGATCTTGAGATACTGTGGCAAGATCAATACCAGAAGCGCGACTGATAGTGATGGCATTGTTAAGTAATTCTTGTGACTTGGTAAGCGAGCCAGTGGTTGTTAATAAAGCCTGAAATGCCGGGCGAAGAATGTCATCCGCAACAGCAGCAGTGCGTTCTAATTCTGAAATATATTTAGCAATAGCTGGATTGGCAAATCCAATACCTAAATTATCTACAGCTCGAGATAAACGATTGGCTGCTGCTTCATCAGCTGCAAAAGCCTTTACTGCTTGCTTGCTGAAATTAACTACTGCTGTTGCGCCAAAGGCTAAACCAAACGTGCCAGCAAGTTTCTTGACACTTTTTTCTAAATTGAATGTAGATTTACTTGCCTGGTCGAAAGCCTTTTTGCCAGTAAACTCTGTGGCAATATCAATTCTTACTGATGGATTAGCCATTATTTTGCCTTCAATGTGTAGTTTTGAAACTTAACATTAGAATTTTCAATCGCTTTCAAAACCGCAGCAGTAGTTTTTCCACCATCTTCTTTCCACGCTCGAAAGATTGCGCGGCCTTTCATCTTGCGAGAACGGCGACCAGCGCCAACCTGATTATTTGCATCAACTATGCCGCCATATTGATTCATGGCTTGAGTAAACAAATAACCTGCTTCTGGGTTGTTGCTTTTTCCATAATTTTTACCAGCACTAGTGTCGTAAGACCAAGTTTGTATAGAATCTTTTCTTTTAATAGTTCCGCTAAAAGTAACTGTTTTTGCTTGAGATCTGCCATAAGGATTCAATCGGCCAGCAGTTTCATATATTGAACCAGAAGGTGAAGCATTTTGAATACGCGCTAAAGATCTAAATCCTGATCTATTTGGTTTGCTTGGAGTTGTCTTAAATCCAATACCAGATTTAGCTTCACTGCTTGACCATTCTGGGAAACGACCAGTTACAGAAGATTTACCCCACCCAGATAAAGGTGCTTGTGATGGGATAAATCCTCTAGCGTTTTGAACAATAGGCCTTAAAAGGTTAGCTAGCTCTTTGCGAGTTTCGACAGCAAGATCAGGAGCAAATTGTTTTAATGCTTTACGAAGTGCGATTCCGCCCTTTACTTCGACTGGCATCTTTTATCTCCTTAGCTCGATCTTTCATACCCTGTAATAAAGCCTTAAACATTCTCGAATCAAGTTCAAGTAAATCATTAGGCGATAACCCAGTTTCTAAACTCAATCTTGCGACCAAGTAAGTAAATGAATCTCGCCCTATGATTCCGGGTTATCATCTAGAACTTCCACTCTTGCGAGTGTCTCTAGAAACTCTGCGCCGAAAGGTTTGACAGTTTCTCCGCTACGGCGGATACACTCCCAAGCAAGCCAATAAACATCGGTCTGTCTTTCCATGTCACGAAAGGCTTTGTGAAAGCCCATCTTGGCATAGACCTCGAATGTGTATTCGATCGATGGAGTTATCTGATGCTCAGATACAGACCCATCTGCCCTTGTGATCTTTAGCTTTGCCATTTGTTAGCCCTTTTCTTTAGTAGTTAGATTATGACCAAGTACCAGTTGTTGCGATTGCTGTCTTGCTGTTGCAAGTGAAGGTTAGATCCATCATACCTTCATCAGCAACTGCGCCGTTAATGTCTGTTAGGTTATCAACCAAGATTGTGCCTGAATAAAGAACGTTGGTTGCTGATACAGCAGCTGATGAATCTTGGATTGCTGCGAAAGCAACAGTTGTGCCATAAGCAGCCTGAAGGGTTGCTAGAACGTTTGCTGCTGCTGTGTCATTTAAGAATGATACTGTGATGGTATCAGCTGACAATCCAGTAACGAACTTATGAGCTGTGTCGCCCATTGCAGTTACTTCGATTTGGTCTGATTGACGATTAAGAGTAAAAGCAGTTACATGGTCAGAAAGATTGATAGTGGCAATCTTTAGACCAACTTTGTTATTTAGAAAAATTGCCATGATTATTCTTCTTCCTTCTTAGTAGTTACTGGCTTTGGTGCTGTGGTGATCTGACCAATCTTCTTCAAGAAGGCTAGATCCTCTGGTGTTAGTTCTGACATGTTAGCTCCAACTTGTTAGGATTGATACGGACATCTCGCAACTGAGCAGATCACCTGATGCAGCATTGAGAACGCTTGGGGCAGATACACTGCCTACATTATACGTCAAAGAACTGGCAGCCAATAAGTTAAACACTCTGACTACATTATTTTCAATGCCGTTTAGGTTGCCTTCATTATCAAATAAAGGCACTGTAATAATAATTTTAAAGTTAGCCAATGGGCTTACTGTGTTACGCGCATTGTTGCTTGGGGCAAGATAAGGATCGTCTGGGCTTACAATTACTGAGTTAGCCAGGACTACGCTTGGCGGAAAGGCAAATGTCTGCCAAAGTGAGTTATCAACTAACGCGGTTGCTAGCGTAGTTCGAAGGGTAGTAATCGCTGCTGGCATTAGCCCACCATTGAGCGAGGGTCTAGCGCGTGCGCGATCAATCCTCTGACCTTAGCGAGAAGCTGTGCGCTCATTCGGTAAGGTGAGGGCTGGAAATCGACAGAGTTAGAACCAGTCAAAGTACTGGTTCTTGCTTGCCAGATCTCTACAGCTATCATGAGAGCCGCATTCTGGATAGCTGCATCAGCTGTCCAGTCTGTTGATGGACTAATTGTAACTGTGCCATAAGGTCGAACTGCGTGCCGA